AGCGCGGACAGGGAGCTAAAAGGAAGATTGGCCGCATGCCGAATGGGATCGGAGTAGCTGGCCCGCTTGTACGCAGATGCCTGTGCGGCAATGAGCGGGTCCCTATTGGCGGCCACCTGCTCGGTGTGGAAGATCAAGAGCGCACGCAGCTCGGTGGAAGTGAGGAGCTCGATGTTCCAGTAGAAGAACCGGTACCGCTCAAGCGCGGCCAGAGAGCACTGCGCCTTGAGGTACTTCGGTAGCGCATCCTGAATGGCGGCGAGCGGGGCACATGCTGTGAGCATGCTCTCCACGAACTCTTTGGCCCGCGGTGTAGCAAGAATGCGTTGGGCCTCTTGGAGCGCTGGACTTGGAAAGTAGAGCTCGAAGAGGCCCGTCTCAATAAGCCATTTCTGGGAGGGCGCATGTCGCTTGTCATAGGGCTTGAAGATGCGCGGCGGGCGCGCTGTATCGCGCAGGCCATTGATGTACCAATCGCCAAGGCCGTCGAGCTGCTCCCGCATCAAGCGCTCAAAAATCTGCACGTTGGTCAGCCCTTGCGGCAGGCTGACCAAGTACAGGATGTAGTTGTGGGCGGGCGACTTCCGTATCACGGAAGTATCAGCCTGCCTCGATTACTGGCCGAAAGCCAGCGTCTTCAGACCCTCGATTACATCTTCTGTCGCGCGGATGCTCTTCTCGAGTGACCCTTGGGAGAGTGTCTCGAGTGAGCCAATGCGGGCGGCGAGAAGAAGCTCGCACATGTTCTTCTGTGCGGCATCGATGGCCGGGAGATGTGAGACGAACGTCGAGAGGTTCTCAGGGTTGATGAAGCCAAGGGAGAGAACCGCGTCCACCGTATTGGGGTCGGGGATGGAGGCTGCTTCCTTGAACAGGTCGCGCTTGAGGTTGGGGAGCTTGGCCAAACGCTCCGACGCCGACTTGACCGTCTCACGGTACGAGTCCGCAGCGGTCTTGATGAAGTGCTTCACCCGGATGGGCACCGGTGCATACCCCGTCGAAGCGGCTGCCAGCTTCACGCCCGCGTACCTCGGTGATGCACCGAGAGCCGAGAGGAGGAACATGGCGTCGTCGACGTTGAGGAAGTGGCGGTCCTGAGAGGCGAGCTTCGAGACCGCAAGCCCGTCGATGCTGAAGCAGTTCGTGCCGCTGCCGCGAATCTCCACCGTGAACAACGGCAGGGAGGCCTGAGCCTCCTTGGTGTACTCGGCCGAGTTCGAGGCAAGGGCCACCGCGTCACTCGAGCCCAGCGAGAGCCAGGTGAAGTCGGTGGGGATGAGGCACTTGTCATCGAGCATCGTGGGCTTCTCGAGCCCGGGCGACATCTCGATTTGGAACTTGGCCCCGGTGATTGGGTCGGTGGCCATGTAGCAGACGTTGCCCTCCATCGAGATGGGCATGTCGACCTGCATCGGCATCATCGCGACGGGGCCTTCTTCGCCCGCCTTGTAGAAGGTACCGAACCCATCTGGGTGGCCGCCTTCCATCAGATGCACGTCCTCCTGCATCTCATCCTCGATGAGCTTGCCGGCAATCTCGCCCTGAAGAGCTGAGGAGGTGCCGTTGGTGAAGAGCATCTGTGGCTTGAGGTCGCCGTTGCGGTCGAGGAGTTGCGGGAAGACGTAGCCCGCAATCTCACCGCCCTCGAGGTTCTTGCAGCGGTACATACCGAACTCGCTGATGACTGAGGAGGGCTCCTTCTGCTCGATGTCCATGGCCTCGTCGGGGAGAGTGTCCTCGGCGATGGTGGCAGAGCCCGTCGTGTCGGCCGCGAGAACAATCTTGGGGCCGAAGACTTCGACTGCCTCACCGCGATCGAGGTGCTCGACGCGCTTGCGCCAGGTCTGGGAGTGGGCGCTCTTGACGAGGTAGCCGTCGGCCACGCGGCAGAGCTGCACCACGCTGGGAACGATGGCGTTGAGCATGCCTGCGGAGGCGGTCTTGACTGAGCCGGGTTCGAACTGTGCGAGCGTGCGAACCGCGTTCTGTGCGGCGGGGTTGTGGAGCACCGCAGCTCGGACCTCGGGGTCGGAGTAGGCCGAGGCGAACTTCGCGAAGTCGGCATCGTTGAGGGTGGGGAGGATGGCAGCGAGCAAGGAGCCCTTCTTCTCTTCCTCCTCTTCGCGCCGGCGGTTCTGTCGCTCGGACAATGGCGTGAGTCGGGCACCTCGAACAGCGTGCGCAGCTTCCATGCTGCCGGCGGTCTTGGTGCGCTCACCATACTCACGTGTGGCCCACTGCCCGCCTTTGCCTGACCAGCCGCCGAGCGCAAGGAGCTCGTCCATCGAGTACTGCGTCTGCTTCCACTCGGCAGTCTTCTCAGTCGCTTCGGCGCTCTTGCCCATGCCACCTGCGCCAGTAGTCGCGCCCGCGCCGCCCATGCCGAAGTTCTGGCGGTAGGGCGGGTAGAGCTGGCCGATCATCGACATGTCGCCGGGGGAACGGGAGGTGACGTCGAACGCCTCGGGACGGAAGAGGGCGGCGCGCAACCGTCCTTCGGTGAGGGGGACGATGGTGGGCTTCTCACCTGGGGGGATGAGGAGGTCGAGCGGCTTGAGCTTGCGGTTGGCGACGACGATGGGGATGCGCGCCATCTTCACGTCGACCGCTGCCTGGTTCTCCGGAGAGGGGGCAGAGAGCTCGGTCTTGTTGGAGACTTCGATGTGACCGAGGGCGTAGCCGCGCTCACCGTCCACCTTCGTCATCTCGATGCGGGGCTGGAACTCGGAGATGAACGGGACCTGCTTGTACACCTCCTGAAGAAGCTCCTTGGGCCACTGGTTTGGATCTTCGGGAAGGTTCACCTCACCCGCGGTTTTCTCGTGGCCCACATCCTTGGGGCGTAGAAACAGGCTCGTCATGGTGCCTCGATTGTAAAGTGTTCAGGGGGTAAAGGGGGTGTGCCGAAGAGAATGTCCAGCCCGACCTTGGCGGCCGGTGCCTTCGTCAGAAGAAGAACACCCCACACAGTATCGGTAGGGGCAATGGGGGCAGGCAACGGCGGATCGCCAATGCCGGACTGCATGAGGGACTTGAGCTCTCCAGCCACCGTGCTGCACTCCCCGGTCATGTACCACGCGCCAAAGGGACCTGCGTCGAGCGCTGCCTGGAGCTGGCCCATGAGGGCGATCAAGGGGATCTTGAGCTTGAGTGAGAGCGCGATAGCAGCCTTGATGCCGCCGAGCTGGAACTGCAGCGAGGCAATCAGCGAGAGTGAGGCCGTGAGATTCGCGCTCAACGAGATGGACGGGAGCGCAAGCGCAGCCGAGAGACTGGCCTGTATCTGGTAGGCCGCTTGGATGGCCAGCAATAGCGGAGCGCGGGGGTCGCTGATTTGCAGTGACAGGTTGAGCTGGGCCGCGAGCGCGGCTGAGTACTGTGCCTGGAGGCCCGCAAGCAGGGAGCCCAGACCGAACGCGCCGAACAGATTCGCGTCGAACTGCGCGAGCATCGGGTTGAGCAGCGGCAGCATCGCAGCCAGCCCGACGTTGATGTTCCCGAGCGTGCCGGTCTGTAGAACAGTGACGGTCACGCGAGCACCGCCCCATTACCTGAGAGCACAATCCCGTTGGCGGGCATGGTGAGCTGCGCTACGCCGATGAACGGCTGCCCGTTGAGCGTGCCCGAGATAGGGCAAACCGGAAGAGTGATTTGCACGATGGACCCCTGGGTCGCAACGGGGGAGTTACCCTTGCCGAGACGCACAACCCCGCCCTTGATGTGGGTGTAGTTCCCGCCGTCCATGTCGATGCCCTGCGCCGCCTTCAGATTGATGAGGCCCTCGCGGGATTCGATATCGATGTCCTCCTTGGCGCGCAAGTAGAAGCGCTTCTTGAACGACATGAGCCCGGCTGCTTCACTCCGGAGGAAGTAGCCACCTTGGCGATCGAAGAAGTGGCGGAAGGTGACCAGGTTCTTGGTGTCGGTACTTGCCGCGTCCCCGCTTGCCCCGTCGAAGCCATTGGGTGCGACTACCACCTCGTGCACGATGTACCCCTCGTTCGCATCAGTGCCGATGCCGAGCTGATTGAGGAGGGAGTCCTCGCCTGCATCTCCTACTGGCTCGCGGATGGGCAAGTGCACCTTGCCTGTGGTGACGCGGATGTCCGCGAACTTGTCGTTGGCGAAGATGCGGAACACCTGCATGTGCTCCGTCGGACTCTCCGTAGGATCAGGTCCTTCTTGGATGCCCCAGCGTATCGTACCGCCCATCGAGTGGTGCGTGTACTGCTCTGAGACATCCATGAGATGATTGATGAGCGGGATGTACATCCGCTGACAGAGCGGGCCCGTGCCGATTTGCAGTACGCCGCCTCGGTGGAGGATGACGTAGTTGCCATCCCGCCCCGTCCATAGCTGGTCTCCTGGTTTGGGCACCGGGCGTCCTCCCGCAAAGCTCGCGTCTCGGGAGTTCGACGTGGGGGTGGACCTACCTCGAGTACCATCAGGCGCGTCTGCATCTGCGGTGTCGATGTTCTCCATCGGCATCACGAAGCTCAGTACGAACGGCGGGCTGCTATCGCTGGGCAGGCACACCATGCAGTTCGCGCCCACCTCCGGCATGGCGTGGAAGCCTTCGCCTTGAGAGAAGTGGGAGTAGGGGGAGCCGACCTGGATGTCGGGCAGGCGGATGCGATCGTACTTCGCGTAGAAGTCGATGGTCCAGTTGCGTGGATTGACCCCCACAACCGTGCCTTGGAAGATACGCGCGGGGATGTGCCCGGCCTGTTGTGTGAAGCCGCCACGGAACCTCGTGTTGTCGAAGAGGTTGAGGTTCTGCAGCGTCTGCGGACGTAGGTCTCGAGGCTGGGTCATCAGTGCAGATGTCCTGGCACATTCTTGAGGTGCGAGAAGGACGGATTGAGGGAGTCCTTGCTCGTGCGCCCGAACTCTGCGCCGTAGGCAAGACCGGCCAGTGGGTTCACGCCGTGGATGTCGGAGCTGGCTCGAGTCGCTGCAGCATCAGCGAGTGTGGCGCGCAGGTGCTTGTGCTGGAGCTTCGCCATCCAGTCGTCGTGCATGATGAGCGGGAGCTCGGCGACGCCCTTCAGGACGGGGGAGTGATCGATGGGCTTCTGCCCCTTGGCAACGAGCTCGCGGTTGACCGCATCGAGCTGGGTGGTGGGGTGGAACTCCCCGCGCAGATAGGTGGGGTGCCCGCCCGAGTCTTGGACCTTCGAGACGCCGCCCATGGCCCGCACAAGCAGCTCGATGTGTCGGCGGTCCACGCCTTCGCTCTTGTAGATATCGTGCATCTCGCGAACGAGCTCGTTCTGCACCGTGGCCATGGAGCCTGTTGCCTTGTACAAGTCGTGCGGGTTGAGGACGGTACGACCTGGGTCAGACAAGAACTGGCCGGGCTTCACAACGGTGCCGACAGTAGGCGGTGCCCACGCGGAGTTAGTCTCTCCCGGAAGATGCGTGGCGAGAGAGTTACCGGCTGAGTCTCGGCCGACGTGGTGCACTTTGCCCGCGATGATGACCTTGGTACCGGTGGCATCGTTGGTGACCTTCTCAATGGCGCCGCCGTGCATGGCGAGTGTCGCAGAGTTCTTGATGGTCTGCGGGAGCTGGGTGAGCTGCTGGAAGCGAACGAAAGCGTTGGTTGCTTTGCTCGAGCCTGTTGCGCTTCCTCCAGTATGGAACTCCTTGAGCGTGAGCTGGACAGCGCGTTCACCGATGGATTGCGACGCTTGAATACCAACGTTGGCGCCCATCTGTACAAGCCCGCCGGCCTGTAGGCCCATGCACTTCTGGCATACGCCCTTGTCGTGCGAGCATTTCAACGGTGACCGCACAATGAGCTGAGCGTCCTTGTCTGCTGCGCGAATCTTCCCGACCACCTCGGGGGTGAGAACGGTGCCGGCGGCGAACTGCATGGAACCCGCCGAGAATGGCTTGGCCAGGTGCCGGTCGTGTACAGCGCTGTCGCTTGCCGACATCGTAATGCCTGCGTGCGTACCGCAGTCGTGTGCAGTCACAACCTGATTCATGGTTGTATTGACCAGCAGCTTGCTGAGGTAACCAGGCTCTTGTACCTCCTGCACCTTCATGACCGCGCCTCGCCGCGCGCCGTGCATGCCGGTCCAGTACGAGCCGAGGTCGAGACCCTCTGAGTAGGACTTGGTGATAGGACTCGGGATGGTCTCGTTCTTCGAGTTCTTCATCAGCATGGGGGCCAGTACAATCTGCTGGTACTGCGCGCGCCCCGGCTTGATGCCTGCCATGTTGAGCTGCATCAAGTGGTTCGGGTCCTTGCTGGCCTTCGCGGTGTGCATCTTGTACATCTCGTCATCCGCCTTGGCGTAGATGGCGATAGCGCGGCGGTCCTTCTCGCCTTGCGTCAGGCCCGGCAGGAGATGAATGGCATCCACTTCCTTCTTGGCCTGCGCGAGGATGGGGTCGCGCGTTGCGTGGTCCACCTCGAGATCTGCCAGCGTCAGCGTGTGCGCGGGCAGATGGAACTTCATGATGGGGCCCGCCCCAGCAGCCTTGAGCGGGGAGGTGATGGGGGCTTCGATATAACCAGTGGACGCGCCCGAGCCGAGGTCTTTGAGGCGGTTGGCGTATGCGCCGAAGAGCTCTGGGTGCTTCTTGCCAATGTCGCTGAGGAGGGCTTCTGTTCCCTTCTTATCCAGGCGCGACTCGAGGTTGTGCATCATCTTGTCCTGCATCGAGTCGGGGACGCCGGTTGCAAGCAGGATACGGCCGGGTGTGGTGTCTTTGCCGCCGAGGCTCACCACATCGTTGTGCTTGATCTTCCCGTCCTGGAATGCTGCGAGGATGTCGGCTGGGTGCGCGTACTTGTGGTCGGTCTTCTTGCCCACGTCCGACAGCTTGTACATACCCATCGCGTATTCGAGCGTGGGCGTGTACGCGAGCTTGCCTGTAGCCTTCGCGAACAGGTTCTTGGAGGGCACCATCTTGTGTGCCTCATCGACTGCTTCTTTGCTGAGGGGCACGTAGATGGACGCGGTGTCCCAGACTACCGCGCCATCGGCCGTGCAGAACGTCCAAGCTTCCGGCACGGTCAAGTCGTACATGGTCTTTACCTCTCCGGACACAGAGGCTTCGGTAACCAAGTCCCACCCGACATTCGGGTTAGAGACGACATTCAGCCAGCGCTGCAGGTACGCACTAACGTCCGCCTTCTCAAGTAGGGTAAGCAGTGGTGTAAGAGAGGTGCGAGTGAATGTGTCGGTCTTACGGCTCTGCAATACCACGTAGCTGGCACGCGCCGCATCGAGGTGGTGATTGTCTATCCGCCTGCGCTTCCCTGCGCCTAGCGTGAGCAGCACGGCCACCAGCTCTTGCTTGGCGCGCGGCGGCAGCGGCACGATATCGGCGCGACCAAACTCGATCTTACCTTGTCCGCGAAGCCGCTCAAGATTCTTGGCCTTGCCTTCGTGGCAAAGTTCCATCCAGACGGCATCTTGAATGCTACGCGCTGAGAAAGACAGGGAGAAGACTGGCTTATCCCGCCTGGTGTACACAGTGCGCGTACTAACGATGCCCAGAGACAGCGCTAGCAGCTGCATCCCATCAGCTAGCGGCGCGCTGACCGTGGTGAAGGAGCATTGGAACTGCGGCTTATTCTTCGCGGCAGCCTTTACCCAGTTCACGGTGCCGTCGGTGTCGATCAGTCCGCAAAACAGTCCGCGACGAAACGCATCTGGGTAGCACAGAAAGTGCGGAGGGAGGTGCTTGTTGTGCGCGCCCGTACCCATCATTCCTTCCAGCCACAACCCCAAGGAAGTAACGGAAGCATTGACGCGGCCAGACTGTGCAGCGTGCCCTTCGAAAACATGCTCCTCCAGCATGTGCGAGACCGGATTGGCCCCCGGCGCCAGGCGCTTGATCTCATCCAACCAGAAAGCGGCAACCTCCTCACCGCCTTTGCCAAAGGCTAGATTGACGGTGCGCGCCTGTGCGGTGGACTCCTCCTTGTGCCGTGTGTTTTTGTTGTAGGTCTTCGTGACCCATCCATCCCCCGTACTGGCACCTACAAACCAACCCGTGCTGAAGTCGAGAGTTACTGGGTCCTGCATTGCCAGGGCGTGTGCATTGGCGGGGACCACGCCGGGTACCTGTGTGTAGACCGCGTCGTCCGTAAGCCCGCGCAGGGTAGGCAAGCAGAGCCCTTGGGCGTCCGCCGGCCTCCTCTTCACCACCTCGAGCGTGTCGGGGTCGAGGAGAGCAAGACTGTGGTCCTCGGAGCAATGAAGCTCTCGCCCGCGCTCTGTGCGTACAACCCATTCTTCGCACGCCGGGTGCACGGAGTAGCGCGTCACGGGCATCATCTGCACGCGTCCTTGATGGAAGGCAGGTACGTAGGTGCCCGACGGGACGGAGTACTCGGTTGCCCCGCCTGGGAGCAGCACCGCCGTCTCGTTCAACCGAGGGAAGTCCTCAAGATTCAGCACATGAATGGCGGCGACGTTTCCGGTGTGGGGCAAGGTGAATCCTCCGCCCTCCACGATAGCGCCGCCTGCCGTCTCTGCAAGTACGAGGACTTCACCTAGAATAGAGTCGCCATCGAAGTCGGCGTTGAAGCCGCCGCACACCATGGGGTGCATTTCGATGGCTTTGCTGGAGGCAATGCGAGGGTGGAAGCCTTGGACCGAGTACGCATGGAGTGCGGGGTCGCGCTTCATCAGCACGGGGCGCTCTGCCATGACCTTCTCGAGGGCGATGTTGATGGACTTGTCCGTGTTCTTCGCGAGCATCGTCTGCGCCGCGAGAGAGGTGGGAGCCGCACCCATCTCCGTCAGCTTCTTCACGAGGAAGGGCTCGAAGAGCTTCTTGGCGTACTCCCTTGGCAGTCCGACCTCATCGAGGCCGAGGTGCGGGCCGGGGATGATAACGGACCGCATAGAGAGGTCCTGCCGGGGCGCCATCAGAGTGCCCTGGTAAAATCCGCTCTTGGGCTGACCGCCGGAGATCTGGTGGAGGAGGCCCTTGAGTTTCTGGTCCTTGTAGGGGACGCCGACACCGATGATGGCGGCGATGGACTCGTGGTACGCCTGGCGGTGAGCCGCTTTGCGTTCCTCGGTCCAGTTCGCCTGGAGCGTCTTGTCTTGCAGCGTGGCGTTGGTCTGCCCGAGCTGATTGTACAGCCCGTTGATGTCGGCGAACTTCACGTCGCCGCTCGGGAGCGCGGAGACTGGGCGCATCACCGGGGGGATGACGGGGAGGTGGTGAAGGATGTACGCGTCGCTCGGGGACATCTTCAGCTCCGACAAGGCAGCCAGGTACTTCACCTTCTTGAGCTGCTTGTCGACGTCCTTGGGCTTGGCACTGTCGAGCGCCTTGCGCGCCTTCGGTAGCTCCTTGCTCACGTCAACCTTGTCGAGCAGTGCCTGGATTGCCGCGCCGCTGGTGAGGCCCACGTTCGGGGGAACGAGCGTACCTCCGGGCCCGACGCCCTTACGGCCGTACAGAACGTCCTCGTACTCCTTGCCCGAGAGGCCGGTGAGCGCGCGGATGGGTGCGAGGAAGAGCGGGTTCGGCGTCGGCTCTGCGAGCTTGATGTGCGACCAGAGCGTTCCACCGTGGCCGCCTGTGAGCTTCTCATCGAAGAGTCCGCCCGGCTTCGGCTTGAGTTCGTCCGTGCCCTTGACGCTCTTGCCGTACACCATCTCGGCGGGCTTCGAGATCTCCCGCCCGTTCGAGAGCGCAAGTATCTGCTTGTCGGTCAGTGGCGACGTGATGATTTCGTGGCCCTTCTTCTCCACGTTGATGCCCGCCCCCTTGAGCATGCCCACGAACTTCTCGTAGGCGAACGTCGGCTTCGGGTTCGGGATAGGAGTGCCCTGCTGGATTGCCGTCCAGGTAGCGCGGTGGCTCGAGGGGTCGTTGTGCTTCCACCGCTTGGCGGGGTCCGTCTGTGGATCTTCGCCTTCCGCCTTCAACGTCATGATTTCACGGAGGTTCGCACTCGCCCCATGCGCGAGCAGCGCGTACGTGCCGAGCGCGCCCATCGACTGGCCGCCCGAGTGACTGCCTGACGTGGGTTGCAGGTTGATGTCGTAGCTCTCGCCGCCGACCTCGCCCGGCAGCGTCATGCCTGAGCGCGCACTCTCCTTCTTGTCGATCTGATGCACCAGCTTGAACATGTGCTGCTCGCCCGTGAGGATGTGCCCGAGCGAATGCCCACTGTGCGGATCGAACACTTCCTCGGTATCCGACAAGCCGTGCGCCTTGAGCTCGCCCTGCAGCTTCTTCAGGTTGTCGACACCCGGCGTGAAGTTCTCGACGATGTACGGCTTGCCCGTCTTACGGGCGACCTTCGATGCTGCGACTTCGTACATCTGCGAGAGGTTGATGCGGCCACCGACGCCGGTGTAGTTCAGCATCACCTGCAGCGGCTTGCCGCTCTTGTCCTTCGGCATCTCGTGGTCGGGAAGGATGGCCGCCACAACACCCTTGTTGGCGTTGCGCGAGGACATCTTGTCCCCGACCTTCATCTCCTCCTGCGTCTTGACGTGGACCTGGATGCCGTCCGCAGTGTGGTGCACCGCCGTGACAGTACCTTCGAAGCCGCTGTCCCAACGCAACGAGCTGTCGGTGTGCGTGCCCACCTTGCTCTTCTGGAACGCGCCCAACCCAACACGGTCCTTGAGCTCGAACGGCTTCATCGCTGCGATGAGCGGGTCGCCTGCGCGTACCTTCTGCCCCACGCGCACCACGCCCTTGTCGTCGAGCTTGCCGAGCTGCTCCTGCGTGTACGTCAGAGGCAGGTGCACCTGGAAGCGCTTCTTGTCGAGCACGTGCGTGTCCTGCAGCTGCAGGGCGGGCTTCGACATGTGCTCGCTGGTCAGCTTCTCCGCAGCGCTCTTGCTGATGACGATGCCGTCCTCGTAGTTGATGCCCTTCCAGGACATGTACCCGACCCGCAGATTCGTCCCCAGCGCGAGCTGCCCATTCTTCGAGTAGTTCGTGTCGGCAATCACCTGCCGCTCACGGACTGTATCACCCACCTTCACCAGCGGGGACGAAGTCAACGAGCTCTTCGCGTCGTTGAGCGGGAAGTTGTTGTAGAGCTGGACCTCGTGCTTCTTGCCTGCCGCATCTTGGATGTGGATGCCGTCCGCCTTGACGGCGATCACCTTGCCCGCAACGGGCGCTTGGTGCGCGGCATACTCACCCATCACGTGCTCGAACGTATTGAGCCCCGCCCTATCGATGCCCGTACCGGACTGCACGAGGGGGGCCTCGCGGTCGCGCAGTGAGATGGCCTGCTCGATGTGTCGAGTCGCCATACCAATACGGCCAGCTGACGTGCTGTTCATGAACGGCACAAGGTTCGAGGTCAGGTTGAACAGCTGGCTCGGGTGATAGAACGTGTGCGTCGCCTCATGCACGGGAATCTCCCGCACCTGATTACCCTCGGTCGCCGCCTTGATGACCTTGCCTCGGGCTACGGGCTTGCCGTTCTTCCAATCGAACTGGTCGGAGAACGCGACGTTCGCTTGATTGACCTGCAGCGGGCTGAGCAGCTCGCTCTTGCCCGTCTTCAGATTGTAGAGCTCGACCTTCGCCTCGTGCCCAACCTTCTTCACGCCGATGGGCAGACGCAGCGTCACACCGGTGCGTGAGTTACCCGACCAATGCCCGACAGAGTCGCTGCGCCGGATGTACATCAGGCCGCCTGGTACCTCGGCGCAGTAGACCATGCCCGCATACTGCTCGATGGAGTACGCACGCTTCGCCTGCGGGCGCTGCACGTGACGTTCGGGGCGAAGGTACTGCCGCACCTCATAAACGTCGTGGTACCGCTCCTCGCGCGGGTCTTCATATGAGCGTACACGCGCAGCAAAGCCCAACGAAATCATCAGACGCTCAACGCCCAGGGCTAGCGCACGACTCGTCGTGGTGTAGGTCCCGCTCGCCCACTCCTTGCCGCTCGCACGTCGCTGCCCTTGGCGCCCATCACCGCGCATCAAGGCGTCGAGAAGCGCAGTGCGTGCCGCAATCGACCAAGTGAATGCCTCCTCGGGGATGTACTTCTCGTAACTCAAGCCGAACTGCGCGAAGTAGAACGCCAACTGCTTCGTTGATAGCGTGTAGATGTTCCGGTTGTTTTCCCGCTGCGTGACACTCCAGGTGAACGGCAATCGGTTGAGTAGTGCTTCAATGCGCGCGCACTCGTTGGGGCCCGGTAGGTCGCTCTGGCAGATGTGCACCTTGTAGTCGCTGGTCTCTGTATCCAGCCGTACGTGCCCCTCGGATAGTACCCAACCCACCAGCGCGGCCCAATCCACAAGGTCAACCTCGCGTACGTTTTTGCTCGAGTTGTTGCCCGCTACGTATGGCAGCTCGTACATCGTTTGCTCGTCGCCGCGCAGGGCGCCATGCCCCACCTGAAACACCCGGGGCTTGCCGTGCATCTCATCGGCGCGCGCGAATCGGTACTGAAGGCCGTCATCTACAGGGCGCGCCCAGATGCGGTGATTGGGTGTGACGAAGTAGTCGATGGGCTTGTTGGCTCGGATACCGTCGGTGCGCAGCCGGTGCATGGAGCCGGTGTACGGCGCCACAACCAGAGCAAGGGGGCGGTGAAACTCCATGTGCCCATCAACGAGGCAAGCCAGCTCCGTCTCTCGTGTGACTTGCGGCCAAGGCAGCCACCCGCCGGAGGTGAACACCTCGGTGAGTGAGTCGTGACAGCCTTCCGGCGTATTGATGGGATCGAGGAAACCGATGTGGGAGTCATCGATCATCTTGGCGTCTTGCGTGATGCTGCGGTCCGATTGAATACCGCCTGCACCCATGATGGTCGTCTGCTGCGCAGAGGACACCATTTCCACCGGGTTGATCTGACTCGCCACACGAGCGCACGAGTTCTTCAGGAACGCCTGTGACAGCGGTGTGGAGAACATGTCCGGCTTGAGGACTTCGCGGAAGTCCTTGGCCGTATTGATGTTGCGCATCGCCTTCTGCTTGATGGTCTTCGAGGCGCCCGCAATCTTGTCGTAGGCGAAGTCGCCCACCGAGCGCAGGTCCTTGAAGAGCAGGGAGTCGCGGTCGTCTTCGGGATGCCCGGCCTGCACCTTCAGCAACTTCTGCGTCGCCAGGTGGAGCACCTCCCCGTCGACATGTTCGAACGACTTGCCCAGCGTGAGCTTCGTTGAATCGGGGCGCAGCTTCGAGTCCTCGAAGACCTTCCGTACGTGCGCCTCCATCTCCTCCTGGGAGCCCGCGTCCTTGAAGGAGGTGAGCTTGTGGAGGCGAGCAACGGTACCGGCAGCTCCATGCGCCGCCTTGTTCGCCTCGAGAACTTCCTTGCCCCACGTGCTCTCGAGCTGAGCGTCCGACACGCCCATGGTCTTCATGATTGGGTAGAGCGGGAGCTTCGACTTGCCGTACTCGAGGACGAACTTCTTGGTGTCGTCGCTGAACGTCACGTCGAACGGCGACTTGCCCGCCACGTTGAACCGGCTCTCGAGCTCCCCGTTCTGTCGACGACGCGCGTACACACCCGGCCGTAGCTGCCACTGGTTGTCGACCTGGTACTCCTGCCCGTCGAGGATGTACGAGAACCGCTGCGTGGTCTTCGGTATCTCGGCGATCTTCATTCGACCGCTGCTGACCACCTTGCCCGTCGTGTTGTCCGTGAGCTGCACGTGCGCGTACACCGGCGCGGCCCAAGTACCCCCCTCGACCTTCGCCTTGTGCTGCGCCCGGATGTCGTTCGGATTCAATACATCCGGCACCTCAATCTTCGAGAGATGAAGTGACTGCACCTGACCCTTGATAGGGAAGTGCTCCTGCACCGCAGTCGTGACCCGCTCCTTGAAGTGGTCGAAACTGTCTTTCGGGTCGAGATGAGCCATGGCCACCTACCTTACCGAACTAGGTCCCCAGGGTCTAGCGAGGCCCGTACATCGCCCGCGCCTTCTGGGGATAAGGATGTTGATGTCAAACGTCACTCTACCTGAAGGAACCCCACAATGATTTACGCACTCGTTCTCGGATTCGCTTACGGCTTCATCGCCGGGTTTATGTTCTGGATGCAGGACAGGATGTACGAGGCGTACAGTGCTCGTACACCCACTTGAGGAGCGCGGTCGGCTCGCCACCTACGAACCGACCCGACTGCTGCAAGACGGACTCGGCATCCTCGGATGCGAGTTCCACGACCCGCTCGACAAGGGACGTCGCTGGTGCGTACACCAAGTCTTCGCCCCGCTGGAGAGCCGGATGATTGGAGGCGTCCGCGCAAAGGTCGTCGACGCGCGTGGCTTCATTTCGTTCGTCAACCAGCGCGACCTCGAGGTACTACTCGGCCTCGGAGAGCCCGGTGACCTCTGTCCCTGGCTCGGCTCTTCCTACGTCGAGCCCGGTGACCCAGAATGGTTTGGCCTGTGCGTCGATGACGACGACCTTGCCGATGACCTACTACTGCGCGAGCTCGAGCTACGCGCCGTTCATCACGTTCTGAATGGCTGCTCCTACAAGCCCGTTGAGGGGCAGCCCGAGCAACTCATCTCGCGGAGGATCCACATGGATTTCAATCGCGATGTTGAGGAGCTGTTGCTGCTCCGCTGGGACTACGACCCGGACACCAAGCAGTGCCCGGACACGAAGCTCGAAACCGTGAACAACCGCTGGACGCGGGCAGAAAGGAAGGCAGTACGGTGGCAACAACTACGCTAGTACTGCGTGCCGACAATCCAGCCGCGCGCAAGCGCGGCAACATGTTGTTCGACGAGGATGGCCAGCTTGAACGGTACGACTTCGATGAGCTCGCCGACCACACCGGATTGTCGGCTCGGCTCGTCCAGCGCGCCGAGGAAGAAGACCTGCGCGTATGGTGCGACGAGCTCGATGAGGAGCGACGAGAGAACTTCGTCGGCTTCTGCGCACGTTGCGACGACGACATTGTTCTCGGTGAAGAGTTCTGCCGTGGAACAATACGTGTCGCCAACGACCTCCCCGGCGGCGGCGTGTCCTTCGACTTCCTGCGGGATGCCGACGGCACCATCAGCGTAGGCTCCATGTTCCTGTGTGAGTCGTGCTGGGGCGTAATACGTGGCGAGCTCAAGGACCTGCACCAAGACCTCCCTCCCGTGCACGACATACCCGGCACAGCACTCCGCTGCGAAGGTTGTCGCGGCGGTATCTGCTGCGGGGAACCGCACGCACAGCTGTGGCTCACCGAGGCGTCTGCTACCGACCCTCCCCTCACTCCCGTAGTCGGCGGTATCATCAGCCCGCCCATTCGTGAGTTCGAACTGCGGGGCAAGCGACCCGACATGCTCTGCGCGCACTGCGTCGCGGTCATGCACGCCGACCTCAGCATCGAGTGGGAAGGTGACTTCTCTCGCGAGAACGAGTGCGTCGACTGCACAAAGAGCATGTGCTGGCGCGACGAAGAAGAGTGCGACTGCGACTGCCATAAATGAGAAAGGCCCCGTGAAGGGGCTCTTTCTTAGCTCTATGTCTGTCGGCGTGGTGGCAGCTTCTCTGGCATCGGGCGCATGTCCACACCGGCTGAGGCTCCAGGAGGACCACCTGCCGCCTGTGGCTGCTGCCCTTGCGCCATCAACTGCTTCACCATGTCGGCGAGCTCGGGGCTCTGCACACGAAGGCTGGTCAGCGCGGCCTGTTGCTGGTCTGGCGGCAACGCCGAGATGCGCGCCGCTTCCGACTGCGCATAGTACTGGAGCGACGTGTTCTGCACCGCACCTGGGGGTGGAGCGCCGCCAGCCAGCAGATCGCCGCGGTTCATGTTCTGCCCCGCGCCCAGCTGGCTCTGTGCCTGCTGTGGAATACCGCTCTGGTCCGCTTGCACAGTCTCCCCGCCGGGCCCCTTCACCTGGAGCTCGGGCGGGAGTTCTTGTGGCGCCTGCTCGTCCGCACCAGGCGCACTGCCCACGCCGCCCTGCTCCATACCGCCCGGCTCTCCGGGGGCCGGGGGCGCTTGCTGCGCCTGAGCCATGGCCTGCTGCGCCTTGGCTTGCTGCTTCATCTGCAGGAGCTGCATCTCTCCCTGCAGCATAGCTTGGCCCATCTGCGACTTGCGGGTGGCCTCGAGTGCCTTGGCTGACTCGCCGTCGATGAGCTCGAGCTCGTCGTCGAGGCTGAAGTCGCTGTCGCCCGCGAGCGTCGTCTTCGAGATGATGTTCGCCTGCTGCAGCTGGAAGTTGAACGCCTTGCGCTGCAGGTCGTCCACCATCTTGAAGGGGCGGAACCGGACATTGACTTCCGGCCAAGACATGAACGCCGCGATGTCCCGCACAACCTTTCGCAGCAGGCTGCGCTGCCCCTGGATGTAACCGAGGAACGCGTTCTCCACCATGCGCATCGAGACCTGCGTCCCGGACCACTGCGCACCACCGAAGATGAACTCCTTGGGGACACCAAGCCCGTTGATGATGACCTCCATCAACGACTGCATCTCTCCTGTGAGAAGAAGTGCTTTGCCGTCGCCACCGATGGTTTGGTTGCCAATCGGCAGCGGTACGATGGGGATGTAGTTCGGGTCCCGGCGCCACTGGGCAATCTCACCCGCAACCGCGTCTCGCCAATCTATCAACGACGTACTTACGTAAGGGTCTGAGCTCCCTGAGCCTGCCTGCGGGTACAGTATACGCAGCGGGACGATGGATTCTAGTAGGATCGAGTTGTGGGTAGCCATCCCCGGTAGGCAGAAGGTGTGCTCCTCCTCTACTTCAAAGCTAATGACTTCTTCGCACGGCACCTCTTCGATTGAGTTGATGCGCGCGGCGAAGTAGTCACCGAGGAAGAAGCCGCTCTTGCCGCTCTCGATAGGCGCAGAATCTTCCCCCGCCATCAGCGCGACGAGCCGGCGGGCAGATGCGGTCTTCAGCGTTAGATGGAACGTAGGGCGCCCCGCCTCGAGATGTGTCTGTCGCCCGTTCTTATCGGTGATGGTGGCGGCGTAGCTCTCGCGCTCCGACACCGTCGCGATGCAGCGTAGGCTGAGGAGTAGCTGATACAACTGGTAGACCAGCCCGCCGTTCGCGCAGCACACTGCAACAGTTTTACCGTCCTTTGCCGTGTAGCCGTCCGCCTCGAGGTATCCGCGAAGGAAGGCCAAGACGATGGCGTCCGGTGCCTCCATGATTTCCTTGGGCACGCGCTTGGTCTTGGCGTGCCCGGAAATCCATGTATGCATGAGGCCGGAGAAGAGGGTCTCGCTGGCAGTCAGCCCCCAGCCGCGGGAGTTCGGAGACGGGTGCCGCGTACACACGCACCCAAACACGCGCTCAATCGCCTGCTCTAGTTCAACGCCGTCGTCATCCGGCCCCATGGAGAACTCTACGCGGCCCTTGCCGATACTACCGTCGCCCAAGTACCAGCCGGCGATATACGCAAGGTCCTCGTCTAGCTCTAGCACGCGCTCAATGCGCTTGTGCACACGCCCTTGTCGAAGCGCGCGCTTCGCGGCCCGCCCCGCGTTGTCGTGCGCAACGTGTGCCCCAGCCTCTAGCTGCTCGAACGCCTGTGCGGTCGCAAGACTGGTACCGCTGTACACGAACTTGTCCGTCACGGCGAAGTCCGTGATGTGCGCGCCGAGATCTACGCTCGTGCATTCGCGTACACGCGTTGTAGGGTACCCCACGTATTGCCCAACCTCGAGCTCATCGGCATCGACGAACTTGAACTCGTACAGGCTTGGGTTACGCAGCACCACACTCGAGCGGCGGTGCTCCTTGGTGTCGATGCGCCGGCTTACATCGTTACGACGAAGCACGTACATCGGGTGGTTATTAGACACCACACTCGGCAGCTGACGAAGACCGCTCACCGAAATCTTCAGCGCGTGATCCCCGCGCTCCGGCACCATCGGACGCACTTGCTTGGCGGTAATGTGGCGCATCACCCCCGTGTGACTACGCACCAGGTCCCCGGCCTCGAGGTCGGCCGCGCGGCGAAGGCCAAGGGGCGTCTCGAGTAGCGTCTCTGGGGCGACGCACTCCTGCGCCTTCTTCATCACCTGCAGGTAGAACGCGTCCTTCAGAACGCACATCATCGGCGGGATGCCCCAGCCGCGGTCCTGGTTGGCAAGCGTTGGTCGACGAAGGTGGTGCAGTCGGTCGTTGTTCAGAATGACGGACTTCTGCTCACGCAGCGCCTGAACGAAGATCTTCGGGATTGAATCTACAATCTCCTTGCGCCCCATCGTGATGTCGCTTCGAAGGGTCGCGGGCATGTTGTAGAAGTACAGCTCTTCGCCCGTCAGCGGGTTGTAGCTGATGTTCACATCTTCCACATTCCAGCGGAGCAGCCGAATCGCACTCGCATTGCGCGGGTAGATGTCGCTCACCGCAGCATCGCCCGTGTGCCCACACTTCGGGCAGCTCAACCGGTAGTTCAAGCTGGTGAACGTCCAGTGCTGCCGGATGTTGCGCGCTTGCTCCTCCCAGTTGCACGCCTGGCACTTCAGGAACTTGACGAGCGGGTAGCTCAACGTGGTGAGGCTATTGCCGTAGACGTGGTAGTCGAGCCCCGACTCGATCTGGAACGCGCGGTACCTCAGCGTCTCCTGAAGCAGCTCGGTCCAGCGGTCCTTCACCGCCTTGTCGGGATGGTCGACGCTGATGTCGGTGACCGGATACTCCGACATCTTGAACGCCACCGCGTTCATGAGCGGGTTCGTCAAGAAGTAGTAGCGGCACCACCGGAACAGAGCGGTGAAGGTCGCGGGGAAGTAAGTGTGCGCGACGTCGAAGAACGGAGAGGGGTACGACATCCCCTGCATCATTCCGCCCTGGATGCGACCGCGGTTCATCCCCGCGCGCATACTGTTGGGCCCGACAGGCCCGCCACCAAAACCTACGTTGCTCACTGGCCACCTGCGTAAGTCGGAGGAGCTACATTCGCGTACTGCGGGAGTTGCTGCTGGGGCGGCGGTGCTACCTGCGCGCCTCGTAGCTTGTTGACGCCCTGCATGCCGAGGTCGACTGCCTTGCCCGCCATGCGCCCGCCTGCCGCGAGGGTATGGCCGAGCGCCATCTGCCCGACGAAAGGAACGCTGCTGCCGAGCACGCCGCCGAGAACGTTGCCACCTGCTCGACCGAGGCGCTCGGCGCGGCTCATATTCGCATCTGGGTGGCCCTCGGGAAGCTCCTCGTTGCGGAGCGCGGACACACCTTCCATGCCGCCCATTGCAAGACCCGAAGCAACGCCGACACGCCCGAGTACACCCGGGGAACCGTGCCACGTTTCCCCGATGCCCTTCTGAAGCGTGTCGATGGGTCGCGTTGCCAGCCCCTTGAGGTAGCCGGGCACACTTGTAAGGCCCGCCTTGTCTGCTTCCATAGACGCGTTCGCCCACCGCTTCATGTGCTCAAGATGCTTGGCCGCGTCCGCCTTCTGAATGATACTGAGTGCTTCGTCGGGCGTGCCTTGTCCCACCAAGCGACGAGCAGTCTCGCCCCAGCCCATCTCGATGTGGCCTGCGTTAGCCCTGGCGAGAGAGGCCTTCGCAGCGCGGTGCGCGCCGATGGCGTCGGCGGCACCGCCCCCAATAGCTCGTACGGCGCTCACACCGCTCTTACCGGCCACCTCAGGCGCAGCCCCCGTAAGGCCGTGAATCTGACGCTGCCCGAAGTGGGTGAGCGTGTCGAAGGCTTTCGGGACGGCAGCTGAGACACCGGGGGCGAGATGCCCTACGGCCGTGCCTGCCGCGAGACCGCCGACTGTGCCGACGGCCATACCCTTGGCAGCTCCAAAGGCACCAGCCCCCAGCGCTTGTCGCGCCGCGTCCGTCTCCGAGGCTCCTTGGTTGCGTGCGTCTTGGTACGCCTGATGGCCCTTGTAGAGGCCACCAACAGCGCCACCTGCTAGAGCACCGCCGGACATACCGAACCCCGCGGCACGCGAGCCCAGGGCCTTGCCAAGCGCAGCGGTACCTCCGGTGATGCCCTGCCGAATCTCTTGAAGTGAAACAGCGCGCTTCTCGAGCTCGTCGACGAAGCCCGCAAGGTGCGCGTACGTGAGGGGAGCGTAATCCAGCATGGCGGTTCATCCTACCTCAGAGATCTCTGAGAAGCGGCGTTTGTACACGAAGACGGCGCTCGAACTCTTTCACGTACGAGTCGATTTCCGCCATGTGCCTCACCTGTACCGCCTCCACCGTCTCCTCCGTCGGGACGTGGTGGCTGATTTGGTAGGCAGCCCAAGCACGACGAATCGCAGTGTCGTTCACATCGTACTCGGTGATGTCGTGGTGCACCCACTCGAGCGGGGTAGGCGGACACACCACGTGGTCGTGCTCACACACAACTCGGATGCCGAGCTTGACCTCGTCCGCAAACTCAATGTCATCCCGCACGAGCTGGCTGATGGCCACAGCTACGGCCACCTGCGGCACCGTCGGCTTCTGCATGATCTCGAAGTCCGCCGGAATACCGTTCAGCGCCATCGCACACCACACGAACACTTCCCAGCGCGTCCAGAAGGCATCGTTCGCGTGCATCGTACGCATCGCATCAATCTTCTCGACGTTCACCTTGCTCACCGACGGCGCCCCGAACAACCCAGGGAGCGCGCGAGCAAACGTCTCGCTCTCCCAGATGAGCCACTCCGCTCCCAGCTTGTCGAGCAGCGCCATGTCGAGAATGGCCGGGTGCGTGTCCGGGTGCATCAAGAAGTTCGAAGCCACAACGCGCGGTCGCTCAGAAGCAGCCGCGTGCCCGTGCGTCTCATCAGGTCCCGCTGGCTCATCAGAAATCTCAACCAGCTCCGTTGGGTCTTCTCGCGTGGTCATCAGTTGGGGGTACCACCGTTTGTCAGCTGCGCCGCCATCCGAATCATCAAAGTCTTCTGCGGCGTAGGCAGCGTGTCGTAGATGTGCCGCGGGTCCTTCGCGAACTCATCCGCAAACTCCTCGCCCCACAACGACATCACCTGCGTTCGCCCGCGCATCGACAACTCGCGCAAGTCCCCGACGGTAATCATGTCGTTGCCGACAATGATGTGCTCCTTGTCCTTCTCCTCTGCCGTCTTGTACATCGAGGGCTGTGCGCGCCAACCGTACGTGGAGAGGTACGCGTCAGGTACCCCGCCGTCGTAGTAGTTGTTCACCCCCGCGCATTTGTCGAACTCCTCAAGGACCGGGCAGAACGCCTCCGGCTCGAGCTCGGCCGTCTTCTCGATGAGAAGGTTGAGAAGGTCGTGGTAGCGGTTGTCGAGGATGACGTTGCGGCGCAAGTCCATCGCCAGCTTGAACTCATGTTCCGGTGCGTAGCCCGGGCCCGCATACTTCAGCGTCGTCTCGGGTACTGGGAGATGGAGCTCGATCATCCTCCCCGCCAACTTCACCGCAAACTCCCGACGCTCTGCTGGTGCGAACTGTCGGAGGTAGGTGGCGAAGTACTCCGAAGCTGTCTTGACGTGCTCGAGGGAGTCGAGCGGGTACCGCCCATCGAGTGCGTACCTGGACGCCTTCTTCTCGATCATCGGAATGGGAGGCCGCTTGTTGCTCACATCCACATGAGGAGAAGGCGCCTTCGCTTGCGGAAGATGCTCGGGCATCGAACTGTCCGGCAGCTTGTCGTTCTTGGGCAGAGCTCCTGCGGGGAACTCTTTCGCGACTGCGACCTTGGTGCGCTTGACCGCACTTGCTGGAAAGCTGGGTGCCGAGTTGGGTTGTAGGTTGGTGCCAGATACTTCGGCGCGCTTCTGCATCAGCTGTGCGAGTTTCATGTGGGGCTCCTCAGTGCATCACGTTGCCGCCGTGCGCGGACGCTTCGGCGAGGTTCTGTTTCACCTGGTTGCGCGTCCCCTGAACCATCCCGGGCAGCGCCATCATCTGCAGCGGGCCCATCTTCCCCGCCACATTCAACGCCCCGTTTGCCGTAGCCCCCGCCACGCTGCTCATCACCCCCGCCGTCTTCTGCAACTCCTCTGGCTCGTCGAGCTTGAAGGTGCGGCACGCATCCAAAAGACGAAGCGCGGCCACCTTCTGCGCCTCCTCGGGAAGGAGATGGGCGGTCTTCAGGAAGTAGAGGACGTGCATCGCGGTATTGCCGTCATCGACACACGCAAACTTGCGCAGCTTCTCCCCGTTGTTGATGAGCACGAGGCCGTAGGCATCATCAGGAAGCGCCTCGCGCTCGTCGTGGGAGAGCTGGTGGGCATTCTTGATGAACTCGGGGACCTCCCGCGTCGACGAGAAGATGGAACGGAGGACGTCGCCTGGTGCGTCGTCGTATACGTCGAGGACAAGGCCGCTGGTGTGCATGGCGCTGAGGGTAGCAGTCTGGTGTGAGGCTGCGCAATAACGCCGCCGATATGGGGATAAGCGCCGTGAGGGGACACACACCCTCGGAAAGGTAATGCATGACGCAGAGTGCCCCCCGGATTGAGGAGGTGCCGGAATGCTACTCCAAGAGTTGGAAGGCCAGTGCCATTGTTTGTAACGGAGGCGAGGACCCTGACTACTTCGACCCCGTACTGAACGACTTCAGGAGGCGGCCGTGTCGGTTCGTCGAGAACTGCTCCAGGCTCGTCAAGAACGCGGCCCCGCAAATCATCCCCATCAGTAACCTTCGCTCCTCAGCCCCGGCTGTTTCTACTCCCCAGCCGCCACCCGCTTTCACACCGCCCCGTCCGGCACAGCAGCAAGCGCCGCCCCCCGGACTCGGAGCCGCCGTCCGGCAGTACCAAGGACCCTTTACAGCCACCGCGCAGCCACAACAAGCGGTGGTCATGCCCCCTGTGGGGCCGCCAGACGCCGCCGAGATGCTCCGGCAACAGCTGCGAGCACAAGAGCTACGGCACGCACAGGAGCTGGGGGCCTTGCGTGCACATCAAGCGCAAGTACAAGCAGTAGCCGCGGCGCCACAACAACAGGCACCCCAACAACCGCACTACCCATACCCGCCTCATCCGCCGCCCTACGCAGGGCCGCAGTTCCAAGCGGTGAACTTCGACACCCCCTACTACCTCAGCCAGCCCGAGCCGTACCGCCCGGGCAGCTTCTGGTCACGCTTCATGACGGAGCTCGGACGAGCCTCGGTGAAGGGCCTCGGGCAACAGCTCGCCGCCTTCGTCGACAAGAACAACTTCTGGGACGGCAAGTAATCCGGGCAGGGCCCTTCGGGGCCCGCCTTTTATCTCAAGGACGATCATGAAAATCATCGGTGTCGCAGGCAAAGCAGGTTGCGGTAAGTCCACTGTCGGTGACCTCCTCGTCAAGGAGTTTGGTTGGGTAGCCGTCGCCTTCGCCGACCCGCTCAAGCAGTGGGCCAAGAGCGTGTTCGACTTCAGCGACAAGCAATTGTGGGGAAGCAGTGAATGGCGCAACGAGCCCGATGGGCGCTACCCACGAACGGACGAGCACGGAGCGGTGACGTTCTGCACCCCGCGTGAGGTGCTGCAGCGGCTGGGCACGGAGGTGGGGCGCGCTTGCTACCCACCCATCTGGGCAGAGCGCGGGCTGAAGGTGGCGCACGCACTTCTCGCAGAGCCGCACCTGCACGACGGTAAGCCCTACCTCTGGCGCTACGAGCAGAGCGTTGGGCTGTACCGCGTTGCTGCCCTTCGTGACCTTCGCCCCGTCAACGGCGTGGTCTTCACCGACGCGCGCTTCGCCACAGAGGTGGGCGTCATTCGCGCAGCGGGCGGCTCCATCGTACAGGTGGACCGCGAGGTGGAGGCACTGCCCGGCGCGCTCGCGACGCACGCATCAGAGGCGGGCCTCACCCCCGAGCAAGTCGACGTGGTGCTCTACAACCGCGGTACGCTCGAGGAGTTCAAAGGTAGCATCCGCACATTCGCACAATCGCTGAGGAAGTGAAGCATGACGACCTTCGTACGGAGGCTGCCGACAAAGGGGTACTTGGACGCGAACCTGTGGGTTCCGAAGACCTACGTGAATGTGGAGGGGACCAAGAAAGCGCTCACCATCACTTCGGCGGACCAGCACTCGGCGGAGGTGCTGCAGCTGTTCAAGGAGACGGACGACCACTTGATTGTACCGCGCAACTACTTCGCGCTCAACAGCCTGCCGTTCGAGATTGTGGATTGTCGCCCGACACACTACGCGGTCGCGAACATCATCAGTCGCATCACACTAGACGCGCAGCGACCTGAGAATAGAATACAGCGTGAGTCCCAGGTAGCGCTACTCGCCTCAAATGGCGGCATACTCCAGCTCAGGTGCGGAGCGGGAAAGACGATCGTAGCCCTCGATACGGCGGCGGTACTACGCGTGCCGACCTTGATTGTAGTGCCCGACACATCGCTGATGAAGCAGTGGCAGGCAGCGATCGAAGAGCACCTGACCGTGCCCGACGGTATCGGCATCATGGGCACAGGCAAGTTCGTCTGGCAGAAGCCGCTTGTACTCGCGACGTACCACACGCTCGCAAGTCGTGCGGCCATCATGCCGGAGGAGGTGAGGCGTTGGTTTGGGCTCGTCTTCTTCGACGAGGGGCATCATGTGCCCGCGCCTACGTGGGCAGCCGCAGCATCGCTGACGTACGGGCGCCGCTACGTGCTAAGCGCGACACCTGAGCGAGAGGACGGGATGCATGTAGTGAACGACATGCACGTCGGCCCCATCCTCTACAAGAACATGAAGCAGGAGCTCACACCACGGATTGAGTTCCGGCGTACGGGCTTCCGACTCGACATGACTGACTCGCGTACGCGCGCAGATGTGAACGACGTTACCGGGGAGCTGCACCTCGGCAAGCTCGCGGGCTTTCTCGGGCGCTGCCCGGGGCGCCTCGAGTACGTTCTGAAGACGGTTGAGGAGCTGCGTGATGAAGGGCGCAGGGTGCTGGTGCTCTCCAACTCCGTCGAGGAGCTGGTGAACTTGGCATCACTACGATCGAAAGCCCGCACGCTGCAGGACTACCCTGAGATTACCCCCGCCGTCGTGGGGTTTGCCGGGGTTTTGCCTGTGAAGCTCGACACCGCAACCCGGAATAAGGTTGCTGCTGACCTCAAACGCACCAAGGACGAACTCGAGATAACCATCGAGAAGCTGCAGGGCACGCTGACGCAACACAAGGGGGAGCTCGCGGAGCGTAAGCGGCAGGCGCTCACAGCAGAGCGCGCACGTCTGGCCAAGCGTCTCGACGAGCACAACTGCGCACGCGCTATCGAGAAGGCCGAAGACAAGCGACTGGCCGACCACCTCAAGTACCTGAAGGAGCTCGGGTCGACCTCCGGGCTTCTGGTCAGCAAGGTCAAAGCCGCCGAGCGCTTCCGCATGCTGCGCGAGTGCGAGGTGGTGTTCGCCATCGCGAAGTACGGCAAAGAGGGACTCGACGAGAAGCGCCTCGATACCGTGCTTGTACTGGAGCCCATGTCGTCTGCGGGCATCCTGACGCAGGTACTGGGACGCATCTTGCGCATCACCGCCACGCTGAAGCAATCAGCGCTGGCCATCTTTCTGGAAGACAACATCTCGGCGCACATCGCCATGTGCATGAAGCTGCGCCGCCACCTCAACTCGTGGCCCGTCGATGAAGGCGGGCCCCTGAAGTTCTTCGATGTAGGGAGCAACACATGAACAACGTTCTCTGGGCAATCATCTACACGGTCGCCGGCAAGTACATCGCATACTACGACCTCAACGCCTCGGGGCTAAATCCCAACGACCCGCGGCCCAGGTGCGGCGAGCCGTTCAAGGCCATGAAACTGTTTCAGCTACTGGCAGAGCCGCTGCTCCAACAGGGGCCACAAGGGCTCGCACTCGCCATACCGTTCAACATCATGCCGATGCCCGGCACCACCGAGCATGTGGAAGCGGAGCTAGTGCCCGTCATGGTCATTCTTTCGGACCAGCTGAGCGGTGGCGACCGGCGCTTCTACGAGGATGCCATCGGCCAAGCGGAGGGGATGATGCTGCACGAACGAGCTCGTCGGGCGAACATCGTCGAGGCCAACAGCCCGCTCATCATGAGGGGCTGATGCCGCACTCGCTACGGAGGTCGCTAGACGTGTTGCACGCTGAGTCCGTAGCGTGCCGCGCTTGTGCGTTGGGTGAGCTGCGCGAGACACTGCGCAGCGAGCCGCTACTCGGCTCGGGCAATCCCGGGCGCATCATGTTCGTCGTCGAGGCCCCGAGTCAGCAAGACGCGAACACGGGCACTCCACTTGCCGACGAGTCGGGGCGCCTACTTCGCGAGACACTCGAGGCGCTCAAGTTCACGGAGGTGGACTACTACGTCACCTACGCTGTCACGTGCCGTGCGTGCGAGAAGGCGATTGACGGGGAGGGGCGGGAGCTGGTCCGCAAGGACTACAAGACGAAGAAGGAGGGGCCGGTGTGGCGGGACTCCGCGCCTCTGCCCGTCCATCTGGCCGCGTGCCGCCCCCGCCTCCTCGAGGAAGTCTACCTCGTGGACCCGCTGCTGATTGTGACGCTGGGCGCGCTCGCAACCGAGGCTGTGATGGGGAGTCCGCGCGGCATCACGGAGTCCCGCGGCAAGCTCCTGACCATGGAGGTGGAAGGCGCCTCCTCGGTCGCGCTCGTCACAGAGAAGCGCCAGCTGTGGGCACGCAAGGTCGGCGGGGTTCTTGTCCGTCCGACGGCCCCCTACAAGGTGAAGTACAGCGTACTGCCCACGTTCCATCCGGCGTACGTGCTGAGGAAGATTGTCGACAGGGGCTCGAACTCCCCGATGCAGTTGTTCCTGCGCGACCTGAAGCTGGTCGCGAGCATGTACGAAATGTTCCTACTGGAGGTTTTCGGTGTTACCTCTGCAGGTCGTGGGCAGGTCGAATCGACGTACGCCGAAGCCCTTGCCTGCGACCAGATAGCCGGAGAGGAATACACATGACGAAGGAGCACCCATCCCTCGAGCGCTACCGCAATGCGGTCGACGCCTACGAGGCATTCGTGAGGCACAACCCCGCCTATGCGGAGTTCGTCGAGCTGTCTGAGGAGCTCAACGCCGCAACCGCCGCACTCGAGATGATGGTGCGGGCAAAGGCATTGGCGCACCCGGACTTCGCACCCAAGCGCACCGCTCTCTACTTCAACGCCGACGCGTTGGCAGAACTGATGGGGGCGGACACCGCACAAGAGCTCGGCTTCCTGAAACCAGACACGTCGCTGGAGATAGACCGAGACGCAGTAGAGCAGGCCATCACCGATGGCTTTTTTACTCCCGCAGAGCTCGAGAAGTTCTGCAAGGAGACCATCTCCTACAAAGTACCAACGAAGGTTCAGATACGATGATCAAGGGCACAATCAAGTTCGATGGGCTCGCACTTGGTGAGCTCAACATCACGTTCCTAGAAGGGTTGCGCATCAGCGCAACAGCGGCGTTCGTCAACAGTAAGACAGGCGCCACGCACGGTTCGACGAAGAAGGGCGGGCAGTGGAGCGCAGCAACGATTGCCGCGGTCAAGGAACTGCAAGCAGCCATCGAGCAGGACATCGCGAAGACACACCTCGATGATGTCGACGGGCCCGCCCCCAAAGGCGACCCGCTCTTCGATGACGCAAGCAGTTTCTTCGATGCGGACGCACTCAACGACGCGCTCGGTTGACGGCACCGACGCGTTCCGGCAGGGTGTTACGCCCGTCTCGGAGCCTGCGCATTTCGCGCGGGCTTTTCTCGTTCTGTGGAGGAGAGCTTGGCTACGGTTGAAGACCAGCTGCTGTCGAAAATCATCCGTACGGGAAAGCTGAAGGAGGTACTGGACTACGGCATCACACTTGATGACCTACTCAGCACACGTAACAAGACCATGCTCGACCAAATCATCGAGCGACACCGAATCTCGTACGGGTCGGTAGTAGGTCCTGAGCTGGCGACGCAGTTGTTCCCGATGTTCGTTGTATGCGACGACCCCTTCACCAGCATCGAAGAGCTGTGCAAGGAGACGCGCAAGATACGGATGTCGCACGAGCTGAAGGTCGCGGGCGAGAAGATGGTTCAGCTCGCCGACATCGACCCCATCAGCGCATCGCTGGTTATGCAGGAAGTCATCCAGCGTCACCAGACACTCAACGCCGGGAAGAACGGCCATCTCTCCATCTCTCGCGGGATGGACTTGCTGATGGACCGCTACGTCAAGGCAGAGAACGGTCTCCTCACCGGCCGATGGGCTTGGCCTTGGATGGCACTCCAAGACCCAACCGGCGGATTGCAGGAAGACGATTTCGTTGTTCTGTATGGGCGCCCAAAGTGCGTCCCACTCAATGAGCCGGTGCTGAGCGCAGACGGTTCGTTCAAGTCAATCCGAGACCTACGCAAAGTCGTAGCGTTCTCGCGTGCAACGCAGAAGCTAGTGCCGGGGCGCGTCAGCGCGCACCTCGATGTTGTCGATAAGGAAGTACTCGAACTCACCACCACGACTGGCTACCAAGTACGCGTGGGTAATACCCACCCCGTACTTCGACCAGACATGACGTACACCGCCGCGGCTGAACTGCGCGTTGGTGACTTCGTCGGTGTGGCCCGCAGCCTCCCGGAGTTTCCGGTGGGGAAGGACGCGCTCACCGTACGACAAGCCGAGATGCTGGGCATCATCATCGGTGACGGCAATACCACGCACAACGCGATTCAATACACGTCGCAGGATGCGTCGCTCGTGGCCCGCCTGAACGACCTTGTGTCGGACTTCTACTGCGAGGTCAAGGCACGCAACCGCGCAATGGCGTACGCCGTTGTTCGCAAGGAAGGGCAAAAGCATAACGAGCTCATGCACTGGCTACGAGGGCTAGGCATGTGGGGGAAGAAGTCCGTCGACAAGACGCTCCCCGCCGAGTTGTTCCGCTCAGGTACTGAAGCCGTCCTCGCTGTACTAGGAGGACTGCTATCTACCGACGGGCACATCTCGAAGAACACCGTCATGTGGTCGACGTCGAGCATTGTACTGGCCCGACAGATAAAGCATCTGCTCCTACGCATCGGAGTAGTGGGCTGCCTGCGCACCGTGGCAACCACACGCCACGACGCGTACAGCGTGCATGTCTTCGCGGCCGAGCAGCACGCGCTGCTTCTGCCCCTCCTGCCCTACGTAGCGGTCGACTACAAGGCGGAAGGCATACGGCGGCTGGGTACCAGCACCGTCCACCGCAAGCGGCACAATGACGGCATCCCTTGGTCCAAGGAACTCGAGGATGCCATTCATCGCGCTCGTCCCCCGGCCACCAACGGCAATCCACGCGGGGCATGGCCGGACATGTGGGAAGGCTTCTCCTCTGACAAGCTGTTCCGACGAACAGGCATCATCTCTCGGCACCTTCTCCGACAGCTCGCAAAGTCGTTGAAGGCGCCAGAGCTACTGACGTGGGCCGATGCCGACGTCAGGTGGGAGCGCATCACCAGCATCAACTCCCAAGGCGTACAGCCGTGCAGCGATGTGACGGTGGACGAGCACCACAACTTCGTGGTCGGCGACTTCATCACGCACAACTCGATGAAGTCGTTCGTGCTCACGTACTTGATTGCCGAGGCGTACATGCAAGGCAAGAAGGTGCTTGTTTACACGAAGGAAATGACTGCCGAGAACATGCTCATGCGCATCTCGGCATTCATGAGCGAGCTGCCTTACCAAGACCTGCGCGGGGGCCGTTTGAGTCCCGCACATCGGCAGAGTTACTTCTCACTCAAGCAGTACGTCGACGACCAGCTCGTCATCACCAACGGTGCGAATGACCTTCGCATCCTCTGTGGCAAAGACGCACCGGGAGGGAACGACAACATCCAGTGGTTCGGGGCAATGGTAGAGGAGTTCCAACCAGACGCCGCCTTCATCGACGGGCTGTACCTGATGAGTGACGGTACGGGCAAGAAGACACAGGCCATGCACGAGAAGGTGCTCAACACATCTCGAGCTGCCCGCCAGCTGCAGCTTGCCTCCAAGGTCCCGCTCATCTGCACGATGCAGGCGAACCGCGCAGCCGCGAAGCACAACAACGCGGAGTTCGACGAGATTGCATACTCGGATGCGATTGGGCAGGACGTAACTTGCGCCATCCGCGTCATCAACGAGAAGACTGGGCCCACGATTGCTCTGCTGCTTGCAGGCTCACGTGAGTTCCGCCTTCATGGACTTCGTATCGCTGGGGAGCCGTGCCTGCCTTTCACGCAGCTATGCGAGCTCACCGAACGCGACATTGACAAGGCAAGGAACAATGACTCAAGCGCGGAGGAAGCTGAGGACATGAAGAACGTTGCAAAGAAGCGGACGAAGGCGTCGTCACCGCCGACGAAGGACCCGATACAAGAAGCACTGAAATACAACCTGGAAAGGTAACAACATGCAGGACGAAGTCCTAGAGATTGCCCGTACCTTCCTTCGGCAAGTGAAGCGTACCGGTAACGACAACATCATGGCCGCCTGTCCGTTTCATGTGTGGGCAGGCCCGGGGCACAACCCGGCACCGCTGACGATGTCACTTTCGACAGGACTGTACCTGTGCTTCTCGTGTGGGTCGCGCGGCAACATGCGCTCCTTCCTGCGCGAGATGGGTCTCGGCTGGGATGTTATCCAGAACCAGTACAAGTTCCTGCTGGAGTCGCTCGTCTCGAGTGAGCCGGAGCTTCGTAACCCGTTGCGGCCAAGGCATGTGCTGTACGACGCGTCACCGCTGCCGTACTCGCTGCTCGGGCTGTTTGACTTCTGCCCGCTGCGCCTCATCGAAGAGGGCTTCACAGAAGAGACCCTTCGCCTGTTTGACGTGGGGTTCGACAAGACGCACGGGCGAATCACCTTCCCGATGTGGGACCTACTGGGCAATCTCGTGGGTATCAGCGGGCGCGCGCAGAGCGACTCCGACTGGCCCAAGTACAAGGTCTACGACCGGGAGTACGAAGTTTGGCAGCTCCCTCGCCACCACACGGAGAAGCGTGCGGTGTTGTGGAACGCCAACCGCATCTTCCCGAACCTGCGGCTACGCACAGCCCCGCCCCTCATCGTCGTCGAGGGATTCAAGGCTGCAATGTGGCTGCATCAGCAAGGCTACCCTGACGTGGTAGCGCTGCTCGGTAAGAGAATGTCCGAGGAGCAACAATGGTTGCTTGAGCTGTTGGGCGCCGAGGTGTACCTATTCCTCGACAACGACCAGCCCGGACAAGACGGACAAGCTGATGCCGGCCGTAAGCTGGCTCAAACACTCCCCGTGGTACGCATGTGCTCGTACGAAGGCATCGACAAGGGGCAGCCCAGCGACCTCACCGCAGAAGAGGTCGCATACGTTCTTGAAGGGGCAGCGGAATACTTCCTCTGGTCCATCCAAAACAAGCAGAAGAAACAAGAGCACGCACACACATGAGTGAAGACAAGTTGTTCGGTAAGAGCACGGCGCACCTCGCCAACGTTCCTTCCTTCCGCGCGCAGGCTGCGGGCTACCAGCCGAATGCACCGCGACGTGCAGGCGGTAGTGGCGGTGGGGGTGTTCCCCACTTCATCGGCGAGTTCAAGCCGAGCAAGGATGAGGCGGACAAGGTTCGCCTCATCGCAGGGGCATACGACGTGTTGATGGTCGACCCGAACACGGAGGAGGTGAAGACCGTCACACTCCCGTACTGGCCGACGGTGGAGCATCGGTCGCAGAAGACCAACCGCACTGCGTTCTGCGCGGCGGGGCCGTGGCGCGGGAGGAAGGGCAAGTCGGAGCCTTGCCTGGGCTGCGATGTGTTTTGGGGGGAGTACAACGACTTCGGGAAGGGGGACCAAGGCAAGACTGTCAACGCTCGTGCGCTGAACGTCTTCACCCTCATCGACTACGGGTTGTACTTCGAAATCGACAGCCTGGACGGCTCTGGCCGTCCGCGCATGAATCAGCAGACCAACCAGCCCTGGACGCAGTGGGTGAAGAGCACGGGACGGGGCGACCCCAACGAGCGCATTGCGCGCAACCGCAAGAACGGCCACGTCGTCCACTGGGCTCTTGGCAAGACTCACCTAGAGCAGTTGCTTGCCTACGAGGCAGAGACGAACAAGAGCTGCAAGAACTGCGGTGGGCAGGACACCATCCAGGTGCTCGCGTACCTCTGCCCCCATTGTTCAGAAACCGTCGTCGATATGGGGAACACCCGTATGGCGAAACAGGACATCGACGCGATGACTCTGCAGGCGACTGCATGCCCGCACTGCAAGAACATCGGGTACATGCAGCCGTACCTGGAGTGCACCGAGTGCACGGACGCCAAGCAGGCATCGCTGTTCGATGTCGACTTGAAGATTCGCCGCGTCATGACCGTCGGCGATGGCGGCAGGGAGAAGAGCACGTTGACCATGATGGGGATGAGCAAACCGCGCCCCATCGATGCCAGCCTGCTCGACATCGCCAAGCCCAAGCCCGTGGACAAGATTTACGGACCCACCCCGTTCGCCAAGCAGCAAGAGCTGCTCGGGATGAAGGCATACGTCCCGCAGGCAGAGCGCGCTACCGCAGCACAGGGGCCCGCAGCTCGACAGTGGGGAGACGGTGGACGTGTTCTCGCGCCTCCAGCCCGCCAAGCACCTCCCGCGGATGACTTCCCCGCGGATGGCACGTTCGACGACGACGAAATCCCGTTCTTATCGTCGCTGCGGTACGCCCTGCTGATGTAGAGGCAGGGCGCCTGCCATCCAGGAGCTTCTATGTGGGAAACAGATCTCCCGCCCGCCGAGTGCTTTCTACCAGACTCGCGCGGGCTTCAGGCGCTGGTAAACGAAATCTACTGCACGGAGGAGGTGGCGCTCGACACGGAGACCACCGGACTGAGTCTGTGGAAAGCAGTACCGCTGTTCTGGTCGCTGTCGTGGCGAAGCCCCAGCGGAGCCATCCGACGAGTCTTCATGCCCGCCTCAACGATGGTCCATTTCAGCGATTGTTTTGCTGACCCGGACAAGAGGTGGATCTTCGCCAACGCCAAGTTCGACACGCACATGCTTGCGAACATCGGCATCAACATCGCCGGGCATCTCATCGACACGCAGGTGATGCACGCGCTTCTGTACGAGGAAGAACGTCACGGCCTCAAGCAGATGCACCAAGCCCTGTTCGGCTGGGTATGGAAGGACTTCGAGAAGTCTTTCGGCAAGATCAACAAGAAGGTCGACGGCGCGGTTGGTGACCTACTTCTGCAGCACTGGGAGACCAACCGCGACAACCTCATCGAGTACGCGGCCAACGATGCCTACGGCACCTTCCGCATCTACGAGAAACTGCGCGACGAGCTCATAGCCGCCGGCACATGGTCTGCCTTCCCTGAGGTGTACCCCACGCTCTGGGAGCTGTTCGACAAGACCGAAGTCCCCTTCACCAAGGTGCTCTGGCACTGCGAGCGAAACGGGCAGCTCATCGACGTCGAGTTCCTCAAGACACTCGAGGTGCCCATCGAGCAGAAAATCAAAGAGCTCGAGAAGCAGATGGTTGCGCTGCGCGGGCAGATGTTCAACCCGCAATCAGGACCGCAGCGCAAGCAGTGGCTCGTCGACGAGCGCGGACTTCAGCCATTCAAGAAGACCAAGGGAGGCAAGTCAGGAGTACGACAAGACAGCATCGACAAGTCCTTCTACGAGAAGTACGAGGACGACGAAGCGGTGCAGCTGCTGAGCGAGCACGCCAAGCTCAGCAAGATGCTCGGCACGTACGTCACAAAGCTGCCGGCTAACTTGGACCCGTTCGGTAGGGCACATCCTCGGTTCAATCAGACGGGTGCCAGAACTGGACGGTTGTCTTCCAGCGGGGATTACAACGCCCAGAACGTGCCCTCTCCAGAGAAGGATAAGTTCAAAGTACGGCACTCCTTCATCGCAGGCCCAGGCAAGAAGCTTATCGTAGGTGACTACGAGCAGCTCGAGATGCGGCTACTGGCCATCTCCGCCAATGAGCCCGATATGATTGATGTCTTCAATCGCGGTTGGGACATCCACATGGGCAACGCTGCTCTTGTGTTCGCGCCCAGCTACAAACGCAAACACAATATCGACCTGACCTACGAGAAGATTGAGTACGCGAAGAAGGTCGACAAGAAAATCAAGAACAAGGAGCTACCTCCAGATGCAATGACGGAGGAGCTGCGCCTCTGTCTCTCCGCTCGTCAGGCTGCGAAGACGATCGGGTTCGGTTGACCAAGTGTTTAGGCCGAACAGAAACCCACTCAAAACGGTGAACCCTAAAGGCACGACGCCCAAGGCAATACCGTGCTGCGCTCTCATGCGTAGTGTATCGACTCGAGGAGCTGTCTCCTCCCAACGAGAGGCCCAAGCGGAGGCTAGTCATGTCCATGCTCTCGTTGACACGGTGGGCGTACGTCGATGCGTACGAAGGTATAGTCAGTGCCCGCTGAAAGGCGGGAAGCACACGTTGAACTACGGGATGAAGGCCAAGAAGATGGCCAACGGCATTGGTTGTACCGAAGGCGAAGCACAAGAGCTTCTCGACGAGTACATGAAGCGGTACCCGGCCGTGAAACACTTCTTCGATCAAGCCATTGAGGTGACGCGCAAGACGGGCTTCTCCTTCACGTACATGGGCCGCCGCCGCTTCCTCCCAGAGATTCACTCCCGCAATAGCTTCTTCCGTTTTCAGGCCGAAAGGCAGGCGGCCAACACCCAAATTCAGGGGGGCGCAGCAGAAATCGCGAAGATGGCGATGATCAAATGCTTCAATGAAAAAGTGTACGAGCGCTTCGGTGCGCGCATGCTGATGCAGGTACACGACGAGATTATGCACGACTGTCCAGACGAGACAGCGGCTGAAGCAATGGGCGTCATCAAGCACTGCATGGAGCACCCGCTGCCGCACGACTTCTCGGTAGCGCTGGATGTCTCCATCGGGATGGGCGATGCATGGGACGAAGCCAAGTTACAACGAAGATGGAGCTGGACCGGCGCGTGGCTTCGTCGCTGGGTGTAGGGGTGATGCAAGTAGCCCGCATCACCCGCGAGTTCCTCTTCCAGCTGGGGCAAGCTCCGGCTGATGGAGAGGATGTACAGCTGCACGGGTTCGGGTTGTTCGCCGTGACGAAGTACAGCGTGCGCACCGCGAGGGGCATGCCCAAGCGCTGGCGCTACGCGCTACGCTTCAGACCCGCAAGGACGCTGCGTGAGAGAGTTCGCGCAGCAATGAGAGGAGAAGACCGATGAGCATGGACAAATACGCGGTGGACGAGGGCTCTGATGAGGAGCTCGAGAAGCGAGCGGCTGGTGGGTGCCCGAAGTGCGGGGCATCACCTGACTCTCTGACTCGTGACGGGGCAGTGGTTCGATGCCCGCGTTGTGGGGCAGAGCCGTTCCAGTCAAAGAAGTAAGCGGTGTTGTTGAAGGCGGGCTGTGTAGTAGGGCAGCCC